ATGAACGCCAAAAAGGGCGTTTCCCTGTTTGTTTGGTCGCCATGACTGTTTATTCGGGCACTACGTGCGAACCGGCTAGTGCTTGTAGCTTTGCTTTGACTGCTTCCACTTGCGCAGGGGCTACATCCTCACCGCCGCTAGGGGCCGCTGTAAGCCGTTTTACGGGGACTTTATCAACGTACCCTACCCAGGGTACCCGGTCTGGCTTAATAGCCTCGCTAAGGCGGCTTAGAAGACGCTCAGGGCGGGTTTCAGGTTCCCTACCCTCAACCGCCTTGTAGCACATGACCGCCGCCAGCCCGTTACGGTCGGCTTCCTCAAGACTCAAACCCTCACCAACAGCCCACAGCCAGCCACGCGCATAGGCACATTGATCCACGGCGTCACGGTCACCAACCGGAACAGGCGTGCGCTTACACACTTCACGAATACGGCCCTTACGGAGCCTTTCAGCCGCCGCCATAAGGTCACGTGGGGTAACAACCCCGTACTGCTTTTCAACAGCCCTACAGACGGCTAACGTAGCGTCCTTAAGCACACCGTCGCTAACGACGTCCCCAAGGACCAGGTGCCAGACATTCACCTTGTCTTCGAGATTGTCTTCAGGGCCAATCTTAACCAGCCCGCACTCGGTCAACATGGCCAGTGCTGCTGCGACGGCTTGCTTAGAACTCATTTTCGTTTTCCTCCCATTGTGTGTTGTTGTTTTGGTCTTCAGCGGCTTGCATGGCGATAGCCGCGAAACGCTGCATAGTGGATCGGGCGCGGGGCTGGTAGTCGCCGTCCCATAGACCCTTGTTAAGCCAAGTAGTAGGCATGTGGTAGTAGGCGGGGTTCCAACCGGCCTTGTAGCGCTCTAGACCCTCCATGATTTCCTCAAAGGTTGCTTCACCCTTGCGGATCACCTGCACCCATTTTGCGTAGGCGCCTTTTTTGCCTACTCGCCGCGCTTTGGGGAATGCTGCCCAGAACTGTTCGAACTCTGCGCTGTATGTGGCCCGTTTGCGAGTGCTCTTGTTTTCCACAGGCTCTGAAAAGTTATCCACAGGCAAGGGCAAGTTTTCCACAGGTTCAGGCGTTGAAGTGTTGCTGACAAGCTGCAAACGCGGTTTTTTGCCCCTATAAGTTAACTTACTAGATTGTAAGTTATTAGTAACTGACTTATTAGAAGCTAATATATCATCTTTACTAGAGTAAGCTTTATTATCATTAACGTAGGTATCATCTTTACTAATGTAAGAGTTAATATCAACATCTTTATTATTAATATCTATTATGTGCGTTTTTTTGAGTTTTGTCAAGAGCTCTACGCTCACAGCGTAATCAGATTGAGGAAACGTTGAAATTCCAACGATCATACTGTTTAACAAGTTATACACCATGTCGTCCAGGTCACTTTTTTCTTCGAAATTTTTTTGCACGCGTGACATAAGGTTAAAAGTGTTTTGCATCAGTGACATAATGTCGCGCAAACGGCGTGCCAAATTATCAGGATCGATCCTGCTAACCAGATCGCGCAAACCCTTATCCACCTGCGCAAACGTAGACTTGCGGGAGTTTTCCGCAGCCCAGTTAGCACCATCCATAGCCAAGCATGAAATGACAACTAGGCTAGATGTGTCATAAAAGCTTGCAACCACGGCATTAGCAACACGTTCTTGCCCTAGATTGATCCAAGACAAAAACCCGCGCGGACCAACCAACCCTGCAACCGGATCAAACACAATCAGGCCAGCCGCCATTAACTCGAACCCAGCTGCCATGCACTCGCGGTAAGTCAAATCCGGGCACAGAGTGGCCAGCACTTCTTCATCCCAGCGACCCACGCCACAAGCAGACAGTCCAGGATGCGCACAGACGGCCAAATAAAGCAGCTTAGCCCTAACTGATAGGCCCTTAAATTCTGAGCCCGTAAACACGCTCCTAGGGGCCTTAAACAGATCGTTATTCATTCCTGCACTCCCTCAACAGTCGAAACCCAACACAACAAACCCGGCTGGATCGGGTAATCAGCGTAAACCTTGTATGCGTCAACGTGGACAATCCGTGAATCCTCGCGCAACACACGCGGACCACTAGACGGACACAGAGCATCACCGACAGCGCGCACCAGCTTATCCAGATCAGGCTTAACAGCTGGAACCCAAAACCTTGGGCGCTTAGGACGCGGCAAAACAAAAACCAGACGCAACCGCACTGGACCATCCAACGGAACATCCACGTTAAGGCCCCTAGCGGCCTCATACGCGGCCTTAAACACCAAGGCACGCCACCTAGTAAGGGCCGCGCCCTTAGAGTGCCTTAAATGGCCGTTACGCAAAGCCACCATTGAACCCTGAGACACCGGCACACCCGAAACCCCAAAATAAAAACTAGCCAACCAAAACACCACCCTTACATAGACGCGTCACTTCAGCCCGCAACAGCAAAACGCCGTTAGCGTTCAACGGCACAAACTCGCGCAACTCTCCACGCTCAACCAACTTGGCCAAAGAGCCACGCGACTTAGGCGACAACCCCAACAGCTTCAAAGCCTCACGGCGCGTAACAAAGTCAGTACGCTTAGCGCCACGCGGCCATTCATTCAGCCGATCCTCATTCCTGATAGGCATTAACCCGAACCTTTCTATGCAACGGGCGTCTAACACTGTACTCATATTTTAACTACACCTTGACTACACCTCAACTACACCTTTTGTACACATGTTCGAGTACTACAAAGCAAAAACCGCGCCATTCTAACGAAAAGCAGGAAACCAAGTCAGCTGGTCACAGAAAGAGATAAACGACACTAGTCAGAAACCTAGAAAGCGCTTGTAACTCAAGTAAAAAGGCTGTATACTGTGGGTACTCCTTTCGGATGTGTGTTTAGATTGGCAAATAGCCCCATAGCCGCTTGAATTAGCTAGCTATGGGGCTATTCGTTTGCCTTGTAGCCCGATGTTGTATATGCTCGGGGAGGGGTAAATGTCTGTCCACCGCCGACCCGTCTTTGACCTGACAATAGTTTTAAAACCCCCCTTAGGTGATCTTCCCCACACGAATGGGTCACATGGGGCCCTGATTACCCCTGACAAAGTGTCTTGGCTTGTTGGGTGGGTCACTTTTTTGTGTGATTCAAGCGTTTTTCCTGATGAAATTGCTTTTTGTCAATAGATTTTTTTTGTGGTGTTGCTAACAGACAATTGGTTAAAGACATGACAAACCCGAAATGTGACGTATTCGTGTTGCTAGTGTCACATGTTGCAGCTATTGACATTGTGCTTGTTATGTGTAGTAAACGTTTTAGTGTGTTGTGAGATTAAACATATTGATTTGTAAGCGTTTATGTGTTAGTGATGCGCGAAAATGTGTATGCCTATTTTATTAACGCGCGCGCGCGTGATAACACGAACGGTTGTTGTTGTAAATAGTTTGCGTTCATTTAATATGTGTGTGTTATGTCACCCTGGTTTAGGTTGCATCTGCATAGGCGGCGCGGTAGTCTATAGACATGACGCAAGCGAGTAATTGCAAGCGGATAGTCTAAAACATTATGTGACTAGCAACACAGAAAATATACTGGTACTGATAGACATGATGCGCTAGACTAGAGACATAGCGAGAGACGCTATACAGATACACACACAAGGGAGATGCGAACGATGCGTAACAAAGTCTTTGAGACTGTGGCACTGGCCACTATTACCGGCGGCTTGGCTTGGTACCTGCGCCCTGAAATGTCCCAGGTAGGGGACGTGATCCTAGAGGCGCCGCGCGACGTTTGGGCTATCGTTACCGGCTACGGGTTGACCGATCAGCCCACCATTTGGCAGGACATTCTGTTTAACAATGGGACGTGGTGGCTTGCTGGTTTGGCCGTGTTCTGGCTTGTGGTGCTTGTCACTTTCCAGGTTGTCCGCATGGTGTACGCGGTAGTGAGCGAGTGGCACGCGCGCCGCGCCGCCGTTGAGTTTCCCGACTGGCTACCGGGTAACCGCTAGAACTGATGTGGCTAAGGCCACATATTTAAAACTTGAATCTTCCCCATATTTTCTATAGACTATTTACATGAGGCAAGGGAACAGCCCCAATCAAAATACGTTCCCACCCAATCACAGATAGGATAAGACAAATGCAAATGTTTCGCGACGCTAAGGCCCTGAAAGTTATCGCCAATGAGCAGGGCGTGAACATTTGGGACCTGGAATTCTACGGCTACATGAACGACATTGAGTGTGTGGTCAACGACGCGCTTGGGGAGTTCGAGGGCGAGTTCGACACCGAAGCGATTATCGACCGCACGTTCGGATGGTACGTCCCCAAATCGTGCTACGTCAGCATTGCTAGCCCTGACATGTTCTGGCAGATCGTCGAAGAGTGTGAGCTCTCCCACGTTGACCGGTCCCGTACCCGCTAGGGTACACATCCTAGCCATAGGCTAGCAATACGGGTGGGGTTGCATCCCGTAACCCCACCCTCGCAAAAAATATTGACAACACACTGATTGATAGGACAAAGAAAAATGGAACAGGCACTCGCTAGCGACATGTGGGATAACCCACATTTCAGGATGGCTTACCGCGAAATGGCTAAAAAATTCTATGAGCTCACCGACGGCTTAGAGTGGGAAACGTCATATTACAAGGACGTTTGGCCTAAGCCGGCTGATATGTTGCAGTACCTAACTAAGGGCTGGTTTGACAAGTCGCTTGCAGTTTCTAGCGTATATGACGCGGGAAAAACGTTAGCTGAGGCATACCACGAATTGCCGTTCGATAAAATGAGCCCGGCTTTGGTTGACAAATGGGGCGCGCTTTGGACGTTGGTTGAATGGTTTAATGTCCGTTGGGGTATTGAGTGAGATAAGTTACTCTATAAAAACTTGCTATATCCTCATATTTTCTATAGGATATAGACATAAGCCAAGGGGACGGGCTTACAATACGTCCCCAACCAAAAACGCACACATAGAAAGACAATGGCATGAAAAACGTTCAAATGCCGTCATACAAGCAGCGGGAAGAGTGGCAGTTGGCGGCTATTGAGTCCGAAGCGTTTCCAGCGGTAAACCGCTTAGGCGCGAAGTGTATCCTAAAGCACTACAGCGCTTGTGACGTCGCTAACGTTGTATTCAAAAAGCGTTTAGAGTTGGTTCGCATGGTATGCACTGATTGGGGACTAGCGGACAATGAAAAAATCCCAGGTAGCGACATTAGCGGCGCTTGGGTTAAAAAGCGTTTTTGCTATGGCGAGTCCGTGGAATTAATCACAGCAAAAGGGCTATGTGCTGATGTTGTAGAAATTTTGTGGAACGCAGGAACTTTATACGACGCGCTTCAAGCTTGGGATAGCGCGCCTGAAGAGTGGGTGCAAGCGCTAGCAGATTGGGTACTTGCAGTTTTTGTGAATTCAAGCACTTTTGGCGTGTTGGACTTGGAGAGCCTAGACACTGACCTAGCGGACCTTTTAGACAGCGTTTACTAGCGCCCTGGCTAGCGTTAGATAACTCACACACCTAAGGGCATGGGGTGTAAGTCATGCCCACCTCAAAACATACATACAAAGGGAGAATTAAAGTGAGCAAGAATACAGATCGTTTCGAATGGTCGACAGGTGACTATCTTCACAGCGCCATTGCGTGGACTAGCGCGACAGATAGCGACGGGTTGCACTGTCATATTGCGCTACATGTCACATATCCAACTAATGCTTTGCGGCCGCATGTGAGTTTGACAGTAGATAATCACAATAATTTTTATGACACAGATAACGCTAGTGATTGGGGTGTTATCGAGCGCATAATTCCCCGCGATGAATGGCCGGGTCAAATTTGGGCGGGACGCAAGGGCGACAAAGAGCGAGACGTAGACACGGCTTTGTCTAAATGTATTGACTATTTTTATAGCCGCGATGTCTATAGCAATGCAATTTGGGCACACCTAAATAAGGAACAGCTCACATTTTTGCAAGCATCTGATAGCCTGTTAATTCGAGAGTTTGGGCCGCGTTGGAATGGCCTTATCGAAGATGTGCTCGAGGTCACATTCCCGGAACGTTGCAGTTTAGATTGGTCTGCTATCTACCGCTTGCGCAACGAAATGCGCAAACTTTTGTTTGATCTGCATTGTGACGCATTTTCCACCATGCGTAATAGTAGACCATGCGATTTTAGCACGTACTCGCTTTTTTGTGACGCGCGCGACATTCCAGAATTTGAGGGTATGCCGGACGCTGAGGAATTTTTTACCGGCGAAGCGTCGCTAGTGGCCACGGCGCTAGAAACGCCTTTTATGTGATCCACTACACACTAAAATAACTTGTAAATATGCGGATAGTCCGCTATTATATTTACATGGGCAGGGGATAGGCCAAACGGAAAATTACCCACCCAAAACAACAACACGACAACATACACAGAGATAGGACAAGGCAAATGGGAACCAAGCCGACCAACTTCCACACTGTAAATAGCTATGACTCCCTAGATTGGGGTTACAGCGGCGGGCGCGTAACTTTTATTTGGGAGGAAGCACCCGGCGGCGCGATTGAAATTCAAGTCACCGTTGACGACGCAGGAGCGGACGGACGCGTTACCTTTGGCACCAAGGTTACGCAAGGTGACGTAACCTACAGCATGTTTGAAGATGCGGAAGCTATCGCAGCGCTATTACCGGGTATGGCGTGGCCATACGCTTTAGCGAACGGACGTGGCATTTATCACGTTAACGCAGGCGAAGGGCCTTACGACGCGCTTACTTCCGTGCTTGATATGTTCGCACTTTCTGAAAAAGTGCGTGCGTTCGGACAAATTGAGCTCGAAATTAGGGACGCTGTCAAAACCATTAAGGAGAGCGACGGCGCTTTGAGTGAAGAATTTAAGGCAAAATTGCCTATTATGGAGCTTTGGCACTTGCACGACATTTGCAAGGGTATTGTTACGTCAAACTTTGCGGCTGGGAGGGTTACCACCTTTCTTGGGAAACGCGTAAAATTTGGCGAGTGCTCGATATTTTCGACGAAATGGACGAAAGCGACAAGGAAGCGCTAGGGGACGGCTTTTTAGACGACTTACGCACGGCGCTAACCCCACTTGAGCAAATCGCAAATGGCGATTACTTTGTGAACTGATTCACGCAGGCATTAAGACACTAGCTTTTTAGCTAGTGTCTTTTTGTGTGTCCGTTTTGTCCGTGGCCATGCCTAGCGCATGGCTTTTTGTGCGTTTGGGTCGTTTTGGCGCGGTTTCGTGTAAGCCGATCTGAGGCCCTAACTTTGCGACTAGGTATATAGTACTATGCTTGAATTGAAGGCCGCTAGATTGGCTTACAGTGCGTTTTAGCATAGGGTGTTTTTAAGCAAATTTTCGCATAGGCACGCGTGATGCATATATAGGCGCGTAAATGTGTGCTAGTTCACTTGAATTTAGGGCTATTTTTCTTGCTATAGGCGCGTGCGCGCGATAGTATATATACATAAGGGAACGGAACCCGACAGGAGGTAAGAAAATGGGACCGTGAGAACACGCTATGACACGTACCACACAATATAGCGGGTGTGAAACGTGGGAAATATCACATTGAGAACTACACAGAGAGAGATGTTAGGAACATCACAATGGGAAACATTAAGACTAAAGACATGACAAATGTCACTTTTTTTGCTGCCGACCGGCGGCAATTTTTGATCCCTAAAAACGCTGTTAACATTTTCGCAAAAACCTACAACGAAAATGTTAGCGGCCTATATAACCCAGCGGCCTTACGTGAGGCGGCCAAGCGCTTCGACACCTGCAAGGTTGAACTCACCAAGGCGCGCGAACAGATCGGCGCGTGCATCAACGCACTACGCACGCAAGGTTGGAACCCGCGCGATATTCGCGATATCAACGGGCTTAACGCCAGCGAACAACGCGGATTGCGAGTCTCAGCCACGCAAAGCGGCGCAACCTGCAACCCGGACACTGCCGCCCAAAAAATCGGCGAACTTTCCGAAAAATACAACAAAGCACTAGAAAACATGCTTGAGGCTTCGTATATCCGGCGAGCTGTCGCTATTGCCGCCTATTACAATACAAAGGCGACTATTAGCGCCTTACATAAAGACTTGAGCGTCAACGACAATAAGTATCTTTATTGGGCTTTGCAGAGCGTAGGTGCTTCGTCAGATCGTATCGGCGTTGAGTGATCCCCCCCCCC